ATTACCTACTTGTGTAGCTCTAAGCTACAATGGGGAGCCAGCATAATGGCAGCACCTAAGCCGACTAACATGAAACTGTATAACAGGGTCAAGGCTGAGGCTAAGAAGAAGTTTGACGTATGGCCCAGCGCTTATGCGTCTGCTTGGCTTACTAAGACTTACAAGGCACGTGGAGGTAAGTACAGTGGCACGAAAGCCAACAAAGTTAAATAGCCAACACGTACTGCCTAATGCTCGTGGTTATGCCGCTGGTGGCTTAGGTAAGTGGTTTGGTGAAGAGTGGACAGACGTTAAGACAGGTAAGCCTTGTGGTAGGTCTAAGGGTGACGGTAGGGACTACCCCGCCTGTAGGCCAAAGGCAGTAGCTTCTAAGATTAGTAAGAAAGAAGCAGCAAAGAAAACTGGACCTAAGAAAGTTAAGTGGTCTACGACAGCATCAGGGAAGAAACGAACATGAAGAAGGTATGTCCTAAGTGTAAGGGTAAAGGTTGTTCTCACTGTGGTGGAACAGGTTATCATGAAGGTATGAACAAAGGTGGTATGATGAACAAAGGTATGAAGGCTCTTAAGAAGGAAGCACCAGAAGTAGCCAAGAAGATGGGTTACATGAAGGGTGGTATGACTAAGAAGATGGGATATGCTCACGGTGGTTTAGCTTGTGGTGCATCTAATGCAGCAGAACGTCCACTTAAGAAGGGTAAGTAATGAAGTATTACCATAAATACCAAGAAGCACTGGAAGCTAAGGGCTACCGTGTAGATGAGCATGGCTACGTGTGGGACTCCATGGGTAACCAGTCTGCTGGTGAAGACAACTACGGTAATGTACAGAGTAAAGACCCTAACGTTAATGCTATCTGTGAGGAAGCTGACATTGCAGCTACACAACCTAAGAAGAAGGCTAAGAAAGCTACATCTCCAGCAGGTAAGAAACGTGCTCGTACATCTAAGGGTCACTACATAGCAGATGATCCTAGCACACCAGAGAATGAAGCGTGGGTTGACGAGTAATGGTTGCATCTCGTGATTATAACACTGTAACTAAAGGGCTAACAGTTACTGCCACATCAGGCGGTGCTAGTTCTGATGTTGTGTATACATGTCCTGCAAACTTTGATGCAGAGATAGACTTCCTGCATATCTCTAACGGCGACACAGCTAATCACAACATAAGCCTGCAGTGGTATCACGCAGAAACAGATACGTACCACCACATACTAAACGATAAAGCTATAGCCGGTAAAGATGCGTATAATGTCATTACATCTGACAGGTTGTACTTACACGCAGGTGATAAGATAACAGCGTTTGATGGTAGTAGTGGTTCTTTAGAAGTGTTTATGTCAGCAAAAGAGTTCTTTAACCCTAACAGGTAGCATAACGGGTATGCAAACTTAGTAGAGGTAACCGTCTGACATTTGTGTATAACTATGTATGTACCTAGCAATGGCGCTGGGCTTAACATAGGAAACACTACAATGATCGCACTTATTATCAAAACATTCACAGACTTCTTAGCAAGCTTACAAAAAGCACAACAAGCCCGTGCTGACTACTGGATCTTAGCCAACATGTCAGACAAAGAGTTACATGACATTGGCATTGCTCGTGGAGAGATACGCAATGTCGTAGCAGGAAGTTTCAAATAGTTAGGAGAGCTATTATGGAAAACGTTAAGATACCCTTAGCACTTGTAGCTGCTATGGCTGTACAGCTTGCTGGTGGTGTGTGGTGGGTATCTCAACAGGCCTCCACAATAGCTAACCTAGAAGAAACAGTAAGCCAGCTTGGCTCACGTATGGCTATCGAAGATAACGTTAACCTTAAACGTGACGTATTAGATAATTCTATGGAGATAGACTATGTATGGGTTGATGTAGAAGAGTTATGGGAAGAGTTAGACGCTTTAACTCGTACTATCTCAAGGATCACTGAACTACAGCAGCGTGTAGCTATTATAGAGAGTGAGCTAAAGTACATAGGCCGTGACCATACAGAACTTATGGTTGAGTAGTTTTGCTTTGTGTACTAGCCTTTATCTCATTCAATCACGCATGGACTGAAAGTGGTAACAGGTTGTTTCAGTATTGTTACTACGACTGTGGCCTTAAGAAGAATGGCTTGTGGTACGACAGAGTGTACAGAGTAAGTTATAACTATGTATGCCCTATAGAGGTTAAGTTCAAATGATTGATCCTTTTACAGCTATGGCGGCAGCTACTACGGCTTATAATGGCATCAAGAAAGCTGTATCTGTAGGCAGAGAAATCAGTGGTATGGCAGGTGCAGTATCTCAGTGGTCTAAGGCTGTAAGTGACCTAGACTTCTTGGAGGAAAAAGCTAAGAACCCTCCAATGTACAAGATGTTTAATGACAACCAAGCTACTGCATTAGACATATGGTCACAAAAGCAGAAGCTCAAAGAGATGCGAGAAGAGCTTAAGGCACACATCTCTTGGACGTATGGCCCTAGTGCTTGGGAAGAGATAGTACGCATAGAAGCACAGCAACGTAAAGAACAACGTGAGTTAGTCTATAAGAAGCAAGAGTTCATAGACAACTGTATTAACTGGGCTGTAGGTATTGCAGTAGCATTAGCGGGTGTGGGTGCTTTAATAATAGGGATGTACTTCCTAGGCGTAAAACAAGGCAAGTGGTAAGGAAATAACATGGCTAGAGCACTAACAGAAAAGCAACAGCGCTTCCTAGAGGTACTCTTTGATGAGGCTAACGGTGATGCAGTAGCAGCTAAGAAGCTTGCAGGTTATGACCCTGCATCTAGCACTTCGGCTATTGTTGAGGCTCTCAAGGATGAGATTGGTGAGAAGACACGTACTTACTTTGCACGTGTTGCTCCTAAAGCTGCTATGTCTATGGTAGGTGCTCTGTATGACCCTACTGAGCTAGGCATAAAAGAGAAGATGGTTGCAGCTAAGGACTTGCTAGATCGTGCAGGACTTGGTAAGGTAGACAAAATAGACGTAACATCTGGCGGAGGCATCTTCTATCTGCCACCAAAAGAAGGTTCAAACGAATAATACCTGATAGAGATTTAGGGTTCTGGCAGTTACCATTACCTCCCAAGAACCACACAAAAGAATGGCATCCTATAGTTAAGATTGCTAAGAAAGTACCGTTTGGCTACAGGGTAGATCCAGAGAACGATAGGGTGCTTTTACCTATTGAGTCAGAACTTGAGGCTTTAGAGCTTGCAAAGCGTCACCTTAAGCAGTATAGTTATCGTGCGGTAGCAGCCTGGCTAAGTAAAGAGACAGGTAGAACTATATCTTTTACAGGCCTAAAGAAAAGAATCGAAGTTGAGCAAAAACGTAGAAAAGCAATTACAATTAAACGTAAGCTTGCCAAGTGGCTCGAAGAAACGCTTGACCAAATCGAAAAGCTCGAAAGGAAAGGCGCAGGAGCCTACACAGACCCTAACGAAAAGTATTGAGGAGCCTGTAGCTACTGTTATAGAGACTGTACCTGCACAAGTTAAAGCACCTGAGTATGATGTTGAGGAAGCTCAACAGGTAGTATTCAAGCCTAACCCTGGCCCTCAGACATTCTTCTTGAGTGCGTCAGAGCGTGAGGTACTTTATGGTGGAGCAGCTGGTGGGGGTAAGAGCTACGCCATGTTGGCTGACCCTCTACATGGACTGAATGACCCTAACTTCTCAGGGTTGCTAGTCCGACATACTACGGAAGAACTAAGAGAACTTATACAAAAGAGTCAGGAGTTATACCCCCGTGCAATACCTGGTATTAAGTGGTCGGAACGTAAATCGCAATGGACTTCTCCTCAGGGTGGCAGACTTTGGATGTCTTATCTTGATAAAGACACGGATGTCACACGCTATCAAGGTCAGGCTTTTAACTGGATTGGATTCGATGAGCTTACGCAATGGTCTAGCCCTTACGCTTGGGATTATATGAGATCAAGATTACGTAGTAGTTCCAAGGACTTAGGTCTTTATATGAGAGCAACAACAAACCCCGGAGGAGCAGGACATGCTTGGGTTAAAAAGATGTTTATTGACCCTGCAATCGGTGGTAAGCCGTTCTGGGCAACTAATATTGAAACAGGCGACACGATTACTTTCCCTAAAGGGCATAGTAAAGAAGGCGCACCTTTATTTAAAAGACGCTTTATTCCAGCCTCTCTATTCGACAATCCGTACTTGGCTGACGCTGGCGACTATGAAGCAATGCTTCTCTCGCTTCCAGAGCATCAGCGCAAGCAGTTACTTGAAGGTAACTG